TTTTACTGCATCAGATGATACAGTTCCAAATTCAAGAGCCGATGCACCTGAGTTAACTTGAACTACTTGTCCAGCAGAACCTAAAGATAAACCACTGTTCCAGATTCCTCCAGAGCCAGAAGCAAAAGTAGACCAATGAGCTGTGCTTGTTGGTAAATTACCTGTTGTTGATGTTTTTGCTATATATGCTGACCCATTATAGTAGACAACATCTCTAGCAACGTAAGCAGTACTACCATCATAATCACCTTTGTGAGTAAATGCTAGTTTGCCTATATCTATTGTAGCCATATTTTTTTCCTCCTATTATATGGTTGCTATTAAGCTGCCATTTGAAAGTGAGAATGTAAAACCACTCGCACTAAATAAAACATCATCAAACGCAGCATATTGAGTATTTGTGATGTTGTCTTGACCTTGATTGGTCGTTGTTACTTGTAAATTATTATTTGCAGGTACTTCTGTATTTGCTGTCCAACCCATATTACCATGATTCTGACAATAGTAATATAATGTTGGAGCACCAGATGCAACTACAATTTGTGTATAAGCTCCAGCTTGTCCTGGAGTTCCAACTACTGTTACTCCAGTTGTATATGGAGCAGATGGACTATTGTTTGCATTTGTAGAAAATCTTAATGGATGTCCAGAATTTGAGCTATCTGATTGATCAAATATATAAGTATTTCCTTCAAATAATTCTAATGTAACATCTGCTGTAGCTGTAGATCCACTAATTGCATATTTATTTGTAGAACCTTGATTATAATATGGATGATTAGATGGATTACCACCTACAACAGTTACGTTGTATCTTATAGTTGATGGTGAGAATGATAAATTAAAACCATAAACTTCTGCTGAAGATGCATTTGCAAATTCTAATGCGTTAGCACCAGCATTTACAACTAAAGCTTGTCCTGCTGAACCAAGTGAACTTAATCCTGTACCACCATCAGATACTCCAAGAACTCCACCAAATCCAGGTATATCAGCAAATTCTAATCCATTAGCTCCACTATTAACTCTAAGAACTTGATTTGCAGATCCTATAGATGTAAGTCCAGTACCACCTTTTGTAGTAGGTACAGTTGGTAAACGAGCTGATCCTAATGTTCCTGATGTAATGTTTGCTGCATTAATAGCTGCAACATTAAATGTTCCATAAGCTACTAAATCTAAAATATCACCAGCAGCTGCACCAGATGCCAGAACAACAGAATTACCTGATGTTACTGTAATATCAGTACCATTTACAAGTTTAACACCATTAAGATAACAATCTATAAATGGTGAATCATAACTAAGTGTATTTCCTGATGAGTCAGCTCCTGAAAATGTAGTTTGGTTAGAAGTAGCTGTATATTGAAATCTAGCAGAAGTACCATTAATAGATGATCCTGCTGATGCCCAACCAGATGATTTGTAAACTTTTAATTCATTAGCAGTAGTGTCAAAATATAAGTCACCCACATCCAACGAACTCGTAGGTGCTGATGATGCTATTCTATATCTTTCAGCAAATGAGTTAACACCTGATAGGTTGTTAGATACGTTTGTTACATGACCACTAGACTCTGCTGATGCAAGAGCTGATAATCCTGATATTCCTGCAAGTGTAGCAATATTATTTGTAGGACTGATTTGTCCAGCTACTGTATTAATATTTGTAGTGTTTGCTCCAGCAGCAGAAATGTTAGTTGCATTTGCAGCAACAGTTGAAACTTCAGTTGCTTTTGGAACTAATCTTACAAATGTATATGTGTTAAGTGTAGTTGTAGTTTCTACTAATAATCCAAAACCTGAAGCAAATGTAGCTCCAGCTCCACATCCATTTAAAGTTACTGTTGAATTTCCTACTGTTCCATTGGAAATAGTAATAACTCCAGATCCATTAGCTGTTAATCCAGTAGATAAAGCTGTAATACTAACAATAGTACCAGCTCCATCATTAACATCTGGGTTTGTATTTGGAAAACTTGTTTCGTTTGCTATAGGTACAAATCCACCTACATCATCAACAAGGTCTATAATTCTAGCTGATACAGCAGCAGTTGTTGCTACTTTAGTATCTGAGTTACTCCAAGTATCTCCTGATGCTATTGTTTCTGTTGAATCTTGTCTAAAATATCTAGAGTCTGATGCAGATGTTGTAAATACTGTTAAATCATCTGGTGTATGAGAAGCATGAGCTGAATTACTTACAAGTAATCCACTTGATAACATTGATCCTGTAACTACACCTAAAGGTATTGATGTATTTGATGCTGAAAGAATTGCAACATAAATTACTAAAGATTCATTTTGTAATGATCCTGAATCCCAAGTTACATTAACTGTTGTGTCTGAAGAAAATGTTGAACTAGATATTGTTCCAAAGATTGTACCTGTAGAAGATCCAATAGCTTTTATTCTTCTATTTGCTTCGTAAATACTTGTAACATTAGCTCCAACTATTTTAAAAGATGTGCCACTTACATAAGTACAAGTATGTGCTCCATCACCATCACCATAAATCACCCATTGGGCATCATTATACCATTCTCTTACATCAGCTGCTACAGCTCTAAAAGCATTGTTGATATTGGAAGGTAACATACCTTCAGCAATACTAACACCTCCTACTGAAGTATTATTACCAGCTGTTGTACTATAATCTTTTATTCCTGCCATTTTTCTCCTAACTCATGAACCAAGCAAAAGCTTTGTCATTTTCAGTATTATTTTTATTAATTAATTCGTTTACACTTTGTTCTAATTGTCTTTGAAAGAACTCTTGTGTTTCAAATGAATATCTTACATTATCTATATCGTTTGTATCACTCACCTTATACCTGCTTTACTTAATACAAAATCTACTCCTTGTGCATGAGTAAATGTTGTTCTAGATGGTACTTTAACATTAGCTCTTATATATCTACCAGACTTTCTAACTGGATTCATACCACTAGAGTTTTGTGTTACTGATACAGATTCAGATTCATCATCAGCAACTCTTTCTTTTGTTTTAACTGTTAATGTAGATACTGCATCTACTATAGGTCTTACTCCTGTTATATTAGCTCTTAGTCCAGGAAAAGGTTCTAACTCTGCTGTTTCTACTTCACACTCATTAGAGTTTCCAGAAAATATAGCTGCTTTAAAGTTTTCATCTATAGCTCCTAAAAACATTTGACCACCATTCCAAAAGTCTGTGTCTAAAGCTGCATTAATATTTTCTAAGTTTTCAGATATAATATCCATTAACTCTACTGTAAAAGCTCCAACAAATTGTGGAAATATTACACTTGTATTAGCTTCTGCTAATGACCATTTTTTTGTAGCATAGTTATATATAATAATTCTATCACATAAACCTGTTGCAGTAGAATTTTTACTTGGGTATGCCCATAATGCTAATTGATTGAATGGGTCAACAGCTGCTTTAATTCTGTCTGTATATGCTTTGTTAAGATCAAGATCAAAAAATCTATTTACTTTTTCTGCACCAATAGGTGTAATAGTATCACCAGATAATTGATAGAATCCATCATCAGAATAAAAGAATACATTTCTATTATCTTGACAAACTGTTTGTCCATAAACAGCTCCTCTGTTTGGTGATATAACTGATAATCTAAATACTACAGATCCACCAACAAAGTCCATACGAATGATTTGGTTTTGTCTAAATACATATCCTATCTCACCAGATGTAATATGTACTATTCTACCACCTGATCCAGGCAAGTCTTGAAAGTCTGCTTGTTTACCTTGCCAAGTAGCAATATCATTTATACCTGACCATTGTATTCTATTTGTATTTGTAGGTTGATTACCTGTAACAAAAAAATCTCTAATAACTCCTGATACTCTAAATGTAGGTAATGTTCCTGCTGTAACTATTGTACTAAGATTAGCAAAGTTTGTAGATGTACCCATTAAATAATATTGTGGTGCATCAACTCCATTACTTGCAATTACATGATTACCAAACTGAGTAAAAGTAACAAAATCTTTATTAGTTCCAGTTAATCCAGATTTTCTGGATGTAAAAGTTCCTGTAGCTAATTGAAATATATTTGAATTTGTTGCTACAAAGTTAAAGATATTATTTGAGTTATCTCTAAATGAACCTGCACCTCTAGCATCAGAGGCAACACTATTAGTTGTATAATCAACTAAAGATGGAAATCTTTTATATGTATTTAAAGTATGATATACATTCGTAGCTACATTAGCACCTGGTTTTAAATGCTCAGGTTGATCAGGTAGCCATTCTCCAAAAGGTACTTGCATTATCTACTCCTATAAAATGATAAGTCTGTTTGTACATCTGTTCTTTGTGTTACAGGTGCACCTCCATATGTATCTTGTCTATCATTATTCTCACATCTTTCTAAAGCTGTAGAATACATTTGTAACCATTGTGATAATTGTGTTTGATCAATACCACCAAGAAAGTTAGCAGCATGATATAAAGATCCATACAAATATATTGCAGGATGTTTATTTAAAATATAATTTGATGTATTTGAATCACTAAGTGCTCCGATAGCTTTATAATAAGATAACTTACCAGTATAGCTAGTGTCAGGAGCAGGACCGAACCTAAATTTTTCCACTTCATTATCTGCCTCTATTGTATAAGTTCTTGGTCTACCAGTTCTAGATCCACCTCTTGTTTCAAACATATTATGTGGTGTAATATACTCTAATGGAAACTTGGTAGATGATTGTAATATAAAAAATGATCTTACAGCTAAAAAACCTGTAGGAACATTTACTTGTTCAGCATTGATTGTTACATCGTCTTGCTGTTCCATTTGTCTAATTCTTAATTTAGCATTGAAGTCAGCTTCTGTTAATTTAATAAAATCATCTTGTATCTCAGTTGTAAGATCTGATCTATTTAAGAAATTTGCTATTGAAGCTTTTAATTCTGAATATGTTGATAGTGCCATTATAAACTGCCTTCTGCTGTTCTAAAATATCTAAACTCACTAGAGTTTAGTTTAGTTTTCATAATTTTTTTTTGTATTTCTTTTGGTAATGCAAACCAGTTATTGCTACCATTGTATTCTTTCGCCCAGATCTGTAGTACTAATGGAGGTATACTAGCTACTCGTTTCATTTCTTTGGCTTTAGACAAGTATCCATTATCATGATTATAAAGCTCTTTATTTCTTTTCAACAAAGGATTTACATCCTGTTGATTATTAATAGTTAGCTTACCATCTGACTCTTGAATATACTTAGTCTTTATACCACCATCGTATTCTACAGATCTAACTTTTCCCATTACTCTGATAATTCAGTTACGTATAAATTAACACTACCTATAACAGCAACTTTTTCACCTTCAGATACTTTAAAGTATTCTGCTGATTTAGATTCTAAAAATATTTTAGAATTTGTTGCTGTAGGTGCTACACCAAATTCAATATGACAGTCAGCATCTGGTATTACTCTAACATACTCAATGTTAGCTCCAAAAGCTGATGATGCTGCCGATGAACCTGATGAAGTAACTTTTTGTGTAGTAACAGGTCTCATTGCAAAATGTGACATATTACTCCTTATCTTCTGATTACAAAAGTTATGTTTAATTTTTTAGCACCAGTAGATCCACCATCAGTTATCATTTCGATAGTGCCATCTTCTTGTACTTCGTTTGCTGCTGTTGGTTCTGCTGTATCTACGTCACCAGCTGCTGAACCTGAATGTGCAACAGTTATTCCACCACCAGTAACAGCAGTTCCACCTATTTCAAAAGATATTCCTGCATTACCACCAGAGATTGCTCCCTGTAATGATGATATAATTTTAATTATTTTACCTGAATCAGGTACTGGTACAAAAGTTGATGATGCTGTGCTGATGTCAGCAATTTCAGCATGTAAAAAATAGTCGTTTAATGTTCTCATTTTATTCCTTAAATGTTCCGATCTTAACCTTCTCTCAGATCTTCATTTTTATAGAATCTGCTGGGGGAGCAGATTTATAGGTTACTCCCCCAAACAGTTAATTTATTATGATGTTGTTAAGTCTGCAACAAGTCCAGATGCTTTTTCGTTTCTTGACTCTAAAGTCGCTTCAACTAAAAGCTGTCTCTTTTCAGAGTCACCAGTTTTTGCAAGTTCATGCATACTGAAGTCTCTTAGGAACGCTATTGCAAAGAAGTTCATATCTAACACATATGCATCTCTATCTCTAGAGAATCTGTTAGGAACAACTTGTAACTGTCCAAAATCAGATGCGTATACATCTACAGAAGTGTATAATGTAGCGTCTGCACCTGCATCAAATCTAGTTGAATTACCAGTAAATCCTGATAATTTTTGTTTGTTGAATGGTCCTACCATAATCATTGATGGTTCACCACCTTCATTCCAACATGATTTGATTACTGATTTTAATTGTGCTTCTGTGAAAGCTCTTTGAGTTCCATCAGTTCTTGCTGTATTACCAGCTGAACCAGATCCACCACCAGAACCGAATACATCATTAGTTGCAATCCATGCACCTAATGTACCCATTTTTCTAGCAGTTGATGAGTTACCAGTTTCTTCTGCAATGTTTCCAGTTACAGTAGCTTCCATATCTCTTTTTAACTCTTTTGCTCTCTTAGCAATTTGATATGCTAACTCAGATGCTCTACCTGCTTTGTCTACTGACTCTTGTGTTCCTGTGATTACAACAGTTTTGTCCATAATCTGTGAACTATTTGAAAGTCTAACAGTTGCAGTTGATGCATCTAAAGTTGCTTCATCCCCTTCAATAACAGCGTTGTTTGTAACTGCTGCTGCTAAAGAGTCTGTTTGCCATTCGTGAAGAACTGCAGTAGCTTTTGTTTTAGCTGCTGAGCTGATGAATGGCGTATCTGTAGGTGCTATCGAATAGATAACATCAGAAAGATCTTCTCTTTCTCCTACTGAATCGTACGTGTCAAACGTATTTGTTGGTTGTGCCATTGTTATTTCCTTTGTTGAGATTTAAGATTAATAATGTCAAGAATCGCAGAAGAAGCATCATGGATGTTTCCTGTTTTACGAACCTTGCCAATTTTATTTCTTATTTGCTCTCTACCAGAACTTGTTGATGACTTCGCAACACCAGACTTAACTACCTTTGGAGCATTAGCTACTTTCTTTTGAACGATAGGTCTTTTATCTTTCAAAGATTGATAGCTCATTGCATCCTTTGCAACCATTAAAAATCTATGGTCTGCAAGTGATCCGATCTCCTCATCATTAAATCCATAACCTCTAAGTGAGTTACGCATACTAAGTTTGAATTGATCTGCTTTATTTGGATCGCTATACTCTGGTATTTTTGTAGCTGCTAATTCACGCTGTGCTTCAAGAAATTCAGTATACTGTTTAGCCTGTGCTTGTTTGGCTTTAGTTCTCATGTCATCAAGCT